TTTGCTTTTGATATCCAGAAATTCTAGTATTGTTTTGAGAAATCTCATTCGTAAGTTTACTAATCTCCTTAGTCAGAACATTAAATTGATGCTCTCTTTTTTCTTCTTCTTTAATTGCATCCTCTAGTTCTTGATAACCAGATTGCAACTCCTTTGCTTTAGTTTGAGCATCTTTAATTCTATTTAACCTAAATCCTTCATCAATTTCCTGAGTACAGGTTGGGCAAACCGTATTATCAGAGAAAAACTTATGTTCGTCCGTAATCGTAGATACTTTTTGAGAGATCTTTCCTTTTAATGTTCCAAGTTTGCGAAGTTTAGATGATGCGCCAGAATACTCTGAAATTTCTTGATTTAGATTTTCAACTTTATAACGAAGATTTTCACTTTTTTCACCAAGTTCAGTTTCTAATTTTAAAAATTCATCAACTTTCTCTTCTTTTTGTTTAATATTTTTCTTTCCACGATTTTCCAACTCTTCAATAAAGTTTTGTTGCATTTCAACTTTATCATTAAGAGATTGTTTTTTAAGATCCAAGACTTTAATCTCTTCTCTAGATTGTCGGATCTTTTCTTTGATAAGAGAATTCATAGAAGAAAAGATTTTAATATCCAAAAGATCTTCAATCACTTCTCTGCGATGAGCAGCAGAAAGTTGCATAAAAGGAACAAAAGTACTACTACCCAAAATGACAATTTGAGTGAATGACTTGTAGTTCATCTTCAGAACATTTTGTTCTAACCACTTTTGTTGATCATTTGACGAAGATGCCTGATCTAAAAGAGTATCATTTTTCCAGATTTGAAATACTGCGGGTTTAATTCCACGAATGACTTTCCAATTTGTAGTTCCAATATCAAACTGAACTTCGACTAAACAATCTTTTTCATTGACTGAATTGACTAATTGAGGTTTGTTAATTTTACGAAATGGTTTTCCAAATAAAGAAAATGTAAGAGCATCCAGAACTGTACTTTTACCAGCACCATTTGTTCCAATAATCAGATTTGTTCCGTTTTCAGTGAAATCAACTTTTGTTGATTGATTTCCAGTAGAAAGAAAATTCTTCCAAGAAATATTTTTAAATAAAATCATTTTCAGTATCTGGAGGGATTACAAGATCATTTTTAGTAATAATTGTATATTGACAATCGTGAAATTTACATACATCCAATATTACTTCATCTTCAAGTTCAATTACATGCATTTCTGGATATCCATCATCCTCTAACATCATAGCATATCTTATCGCATCATCCTCTTCTTCAAATAAATAAAGAACTTTTTCTCCGTTTTTATCAACTACCGAATATGCACCCTCAGACTCTCTATCTTTAATCGTAAGAATAAACATATCAAATCATCTCACAAGCTTCTTGATATATTTGATATAACATAGATTGTATTTTTGATTTATCAAGATTAATTTCAGATTCTTCTACATATCTATTTAATATTGAAAAAGTATCTTCAGATTCATTTGCTTCAAAATCTTCTGAAGTGTCCAGGATAAAATTTTCAACAATCTTTAAATCAGATACATTAGAAGAATAAAGTTTATCAATAAATTTTTCAAATTTTGTGGTACTTGATTTTTTGCGGACAATGACTTTAACAATTTTATTCTCATACTCTCTAGTATCAAATGTTTGGTAATTATTATCTTCGTAATAAATCACACGATACATCTGATATGGATTATTAACTGGTATATGCTCCAATGTTTCTGTATCAAAAATATGAAATCCTCTAGTATCATTTACATCATTCCAAAACATTTCATATGGATTTCCGAGATAGTATACTGTTCCATTATCAGAACGAGTATGATAGTGTCCAGAAAATACTTTTTGATAATTATCAAATACAACCGAATCCATACCGTCATCCATTGTATGGCCGCGATATGCTTGAAATCCATTAAGTTCTAAGTGTCCCATCGCAACCTTACAGTTGCTATTTTTAATTAATTTATGAGTCTTTTCTTCATTATCTGCACAAATCCACGGAATAAAAAGAATTTTTAGTCCACCAATACTTACAATTTCAGGATTACTATATGTTTTAATATTTGAGTAATTCTTTAGTAAAAGAGATGGTGAATTTACATTGTTCGTATTTTTATAATAGGCATCGTGATTACCTACCAACATATGAACATCATACTTTGAAAGAGGATCTAGTACAACTCTCTTTGTCCATTCAAGACTTTGATAATCAATTGACTTTCGACTGTCAAATGCATCACCTAAGTGAAGAACTGTCGTAATACCTTCCTCTTCCAACTTTGGAAAAAAAATATTTTTATAGAAAAGTTCAAAATAATCTTGAAAAAGTTTAGAACCTTTCCGACATCCGTAGTGAGTATCTGTAATAATTGCGACTTTCATTCAATAGCGAATCTTACTGTGGACTCCATCCTTGATCGAATTATAATCGGAATAGTTCCCTCCGTCAACCGTATTGTCATCTGCAAATACTTCAGAAAATCCAGACTTCTCAAGAATTTTATTTTTAATTTCTAGTTGTCTCTTTTCTTTTTGAATACGACGAAGAAATGCGTAATGAATAATTTGAGTAAAATATGCGAAAGGGTTTTGAGATTTTTCTGGATTAAAATTATGCACATATTGCACACAATTTTCAATTCCATCAGAAATCATATCTTCTTTAAACATATAATTTACAAAATTCGGCTTAAATGAAAGATGATTAGCAATCTTCAAAAAGCACTCTCCAATGTAACGAGGAATGGGTGGTTTTCCTTTCCAAGATTTTCCTCTTTCCGTTTTTGGTTGTTCTGTAAGATGAATACCAAATTCTCTTTTATAAGAAATTTCTACATCTTCACGATACTTAATTAAGGCCTCAAGAAACTCTTTATTATTAACATAATGCTCAGACCTTTTTCTTTTGGTCATAATTGCTGTGGTAATCATAAATTTCTATTATAACTATGTATTCATTTTACCATTCAATTAAAGACTTGACAAGTTTCTTAATTCAAGTAGAATACCTTTGTGGAGGTTGATAGAGATATAGGTATTAGCTTCTTTTATAAAGCTTCTCTAAGATATCTTTAGCATCATTAACATTAGCGATATATCCCATTTTTCTATCTATTTTACATTCCTTACCTTTAAACGAATTAAATTCTCTTACATAAGATTGATAAGTTGATATCATTTCAATATCATTAGATTCAACCATTGTAAGAATATCATCAATATTAATAATTATCAGATCTTCAGTTGTTGTTTTTAACCATGGTTCAAATTTATAACCTCTTATGTTTCCATCTCTTCCTTTAAGTTCCTCAACTATAATTGGATTACTTAAGAGAAGAACTGTCTTATCTTCTTCTTCGGAAGCTGCTACCTTTGCATAGATTTCTTCACCGTTTTTTAATTTAATAGTTGCGTAAAAATCTTCCTCTATCATGTCTTTAACTGAATAGATTTTATATCATAATTAAACTGCTCTTCATTATAAATTTTTATTCTTTCGATAAAATGATTTAGAGTGTAATTTTTTCTTGATTTGTAACTACAATCATCAGAAATATCATAAAGAACTGCTTTTGTCTTATTTTTACCTTTTCTTAAAACTCTTCCAATCGATTGTAGATTACGAATTCTAGATTTTGATGGTGAAGCAAAAATTACATTATGAAGATTTTTAATATTGATTCCAGTGCTGAATGTTCCATAAGAAGCAACAATGATTGCATTATTTTCTCTTTCAGTAATTTCTCGGACTAATTCTCTTTGATCAGCATCTACTCCACCATGTACAAAAAATACTTTACGATCACCATCCTTGTTATTATTTATCTTTTCGTATAAGATAGCCCCATGTGCTTCAACTCTACTAAACAAAACTAAAGTGTTTCCTTTCAAATCTAAAGTTAAATTTGTTATAAATCGATTTCTTTTTTCATGGGAAATTAAATACTTAATTTCATCCTCATAAGTTTCAAATTTTTGGGAATTGTGTTTAAGAACTAAGCATTGGATATCAAGTTGAGATAAATGTCCCTTTTCCATTAATTCTGCAGTTTTGGTGACTTTATATGATGGTCCAAACAATCCTTCTAAGACCCACTTATGAGTCTGTGTGCCGTCTAAAGTTCCAGTAAAACCAAATCTATACTTTGCATGATGTAACTTGGTCATAATGCCTATCAGAGACTTACTTTTGAATAAATGAGCCTCATCCCCAATAACAACATCATAATCTTCAAAAAAAGAACGATCCAATTTATAAATAGATTGCCATGTAGTCACAGTGACTGGAAATTCGTTTGTTTTTTCTCTTCCTGAATAAATTTTATGACAATATGAATCAGAATCCCAACCATAATCAGAAAAATCCCCGACCAGTTGGGACACCAGACTGGTCGTTGGAACAATTACAAGAGTTTTTTTACCTTTATCCGTATAATACCGCACGAGGCCGTAAATCATCAGACTTTTTCCTGACGCAGTGGGACTTATCAACAACCTTCGATTATGTAATAGAGAGTCGTATACTCCCTCAATTTGATAATCTCTAGGAGTATATTTGCATATAGAAGACATATAGTCTTTGACACCTTCTTTTGAAATTTCTTCGTTAATTTCAAAAGGAAGGCCGTAATACTTATTATCCTCAAATTGATAAGAATACCCAAATTTATTGCAAAATGAAATAATTTTATCTAAAAGTCCAACATATATTTGCTTCGTCCTCATATCGAACAGATGTATTTCACCATTCCAATTTTTCTTTCTATATTGAGGCATGAATTTTGCAGACTCTACTTGAAAAGTAAATCTATCTCTTAGTTCATACTCAATATGAGGTTCTGTTTTTATTTTTAAATATATTTCGTTTGATTTTGTAATAACAAGATCTGCTCTATCAACCATAACCTGCCTGAAACTTTATTACCTCGACAGCATTTTTAATTTGATAAGTTCGATTATGTATCATTTTTAAAATGCTCTCAATATAATTTAGGGAAGTTTCGTAGTAGTCAATTTTTAAACAAACTTGAGATAGTCTTTCATCTGCATCAAGATATTTCTGCAATGTATCTTTATCTCTTATTTTTTTGGGAAATGGATTCTCAACATAAACTTCTGGATCTGCTTTTCCAGTATAATATTCATATCGTTCATGCCTAATATTTCTCTTTTGTTGCTCTGCCTTTTTCTTCAGCAATAATATGTTATTGTATATTTCATGATATTTTGCATGTAAAATGGGAATATTTAATGATTCTGTATGTAAATTATCAGGATCAATTTGGGAATCTTTATCCCACATTTTTTGGATTGAATCCAAATCAATATTCATAAGGAGTTTCCGTTTTTATCTAAGATATTATAACTAGTATACTTGAAAGAAACATCTGCTGTAAAGTACTCTATATCAGTATCTGTCGCATCAAACTGTAAAGATGATAATGAATAAGGAAATAAATCTGCAAACTTAACTTGAAAATTTACATTTTGGTTACTTGTCAAAACAAAAAGTGTACCATCAGAATATAGATTAAGTTGAGATTTTTCTTGATTTTCCAAATTTGGATTACTTTTTTGAAAATCATAAATTTCTTGAAGACTTTCTGGATATCCAATTCCACGAATCCACTTTTGCATCTCTACATAATTTTCTAAATTTTCATCAACTAAAAATCGAATTGTAAAATCATCAAAATCAATTTTATCTCCTGGAACAGGAATATCCCTCAGATAATTTGGTTGAATTGTAGTACCAAGAGTCATTCCTGGAATATTTGCAGAATTTGCAAAGAATGTAACTTTTGGAGATCTATTAATTTTTAATCTAAATCCAACAGGAGAAAGAAAATTTCTATTTCCTATTTGACTTGAAAACGCATTAGTTATTGTCATGCTTTTTGAAATATTTATCTATACTATTAAATTTTATGCATAAAAAAAGAGGACCTTTTTGAGGTCCTCCAGATAATCTCATATGAAGTTCACATGAGGTTTTTAACTGCAACACGACGATAGTAGCGGTTGCTATTAACTTGAAGGCGACCAAGACAAATAGGAAATAGAAATGAAAAGAAAGAA